GCAAACGGGTCATCGTCGAGGAAGGCGTGGCCTACTCGCCGGTTACGCGCCGCTGGTACGCCGTCATCCGCTACAGGTGACCAATGGCCCCCTGGCTCATCGCCCTGACGGGCGGCATCTATCTCGTGGTGGCGGCCGACCTGGCCCTGCACAACAAGCCGGGCCTCGCGCTCGCCTACCTCGGGTACAGTTTTGCAAACGTGGGTTTGTACCTCGCTGCGAGGTCACCTTGAACCCGCTGACGTTCTCAGTACCGGGCGATCCCGTCCCGCAGCCGAGGCCGCGCGTCTCGACTCGTGGCGGGTTCGCACGGGCGTATGTGCCGGGCAAGCACCCAGTGCATGCGTACCGGGCATCCATCGCAGCGGCGGCCGTCGAGGCCGGGGCAACGCCGACAACCACGGAGCCGCTGACCGTGATACTGGATCTGGTGTTTGCCCGCCCGGCCTCGCACCTGACCAAGAAGGGACTGCGGAAGGGGGCACCGGCCCTGCCCCGCTGCGACGTGGACAACGCCGCGAAGGCGTGCCTCGACGCCTTGAACGGCGTGGCGTTCGAGGACGACTCGCAAGTGGCGAAGCTCGTGGTGGAGAAGTCTTACGGCCAGGAGGCGCGGACGACCGTGCGAATCCAATGAGCAACCAAAGCCTTTACGATTTTCTGTCGGGCCACTGCCACGAGAACACGGTGCGGTCTTACCTTGAGATCGGCACCCGTGACGGCGGCAGCCTGCGGGTGGTTGTGGAGAACGCCCCGGCCTTGGAGTCGATCGTTTGCGCCGACACATGGGGCGGCGAGTGGGGCGGCTCCTCGCGCGGCTCGCACGAACACATCGACCGGCTGCTGGCCGGGATGCTCTACACGGGCGAGGTGCGATACCTCGACGGCGACTCGAAAGAGACGATCCCGACGCTGGCCCAGCAGTTCGATCTGATCCTCGTGGACGGCGACCACTCCTACGAGGGCGGCCTGGCCGATCTGCGAAACGTGTGGCCGCTTTGCCGACCCGGCGGCTGCGTTGCGTTTCACGATATCACGCATCCGGCGCATCCCTACCTGCTGACTGCGTTCGACGAGTGGGTGGAAGAGAGGCGGCCCGAGATTGCCGTCTGGCGACAGGTGCTCGAACCATACGGCGTGGCCGTGGCGGTGAAGCGATGAAGATCCCCGAGCACTTGGTCTATCCGCTGGAGCCGTTCGCGGCCGACTACCTGCGGCTTGCCGAGGCGGGCGAGTCGATCCTGAAAGACTCGTCGGTGGTCTTCGTGGGCCTGGCTCGCAACTGCGGGCCGCACCTGCGGAACAACCTCCTGCGGCTAGAGCAGCTGGTTGAGTCGTGCGGCTCGTGGGCCTTGCACGTTGAAAGCAACGACAACACCGACGACACGGTGGAGGTGCTCGAGACGTTTTGCGCTGCTCACCGGCAGGCGTCTTTCCGAGATCGCACGCTGGGCCGCGAGCACTACGGGGCCGAGTTCGCGGGACGCCGCACGATCGCGCTGGCTGAGTACCGGACCGCTTGCCAAGAGTGGGTCCGCAAGCACCACGCCAACGCCGACTTCGTGGTGGTCGTGGATTGGGATGCGTGGGGCGGATGGTCACACTCGGGCTTCCTGCATGGCGTGGGGGCGCTGGCCGACACGCCCGACGCCTACGGCATGGCGAGCGTGTCGCTCATCGAATACCCAGTGATGTCGATGGGCGAAGACAAGCAGCCGAAGCTCGTGCGCGGTTTTGTTCACTACGATGCATGGTGCCTAAGACTTAATTCCGCGTTCGACGACTACACGGCCGGGCTCGGCGGCTGGAAGCACCAGTGGCTTCCGCCCGTGGGATCGCCGCCGGTGCCCGTCGTGAGCGCCTTCGGCGGCATGGCGATCTACGACACGTTCGCGTACCTGCGGGGGCACTACGACGGCGAAAAGGACTGCGAGCATGTGCCCTTTCATCGCAGCATCACGGAGCGGACGGGGCAGAAGTTGTATCTCGACCCGTCGATGAGAACGGTCATGCACTGGATGGAGCCGACCGATGGCGGGCGTGACGGCGACCATTGATTTCCAGACGCTGCGGATTCAGTGGGCATCGCACTCGTCGATGTACGCCATCTGCACGCATTGGACGATCACGAAGGACCAGTTAATCCGCCTTAAAGCGGTGGCCCACCTGCCGCCCCGGCACGACCGCCGGTTCCGATTCAAGCCCGAACGTCAGCGCGACCCCACGCCCCGCGAGATTGCGCAAGCCTGCCGGGAGATCCAGGCCCGATGGGACGAACACACCCGCTACGAGCGGGCCGTGACGAAGCCCACGCAGTTCCAGCTGCGACAGATCGAGACGCCCGAGGATCTGCGGCACATGGAGGGCGGCGAATGAGCGACCCAATCCTGGGCAAGATCGTCGTGGATTTCTCGCAGAAGTACATCAGCGTCTACCTCTGCGAAGGCGACGGCACCGTGAAGGATGGCGACCATTTCCGCTGGCCGTACCGCCTGGACGTGAAGGACGCCCGGCAGGAAGTGAAAGACTGCTTCGATTGGTTCTACGACTTTTGCAATGACACGGTGAACGGCTTGTCGGACGAACTGCAAGACGGTGGGGGTGGCGGGGCAGACTCGGGGTAGGAGGTGCCCGCCATGAGTTACGAGATGACCCCCGAGGAAGCCGCCAAGTACGGGGCGGGCCTGTCGATCTGGGACCAGATTCGCCTGCTGCAAACCTGGGCACCGCTCATCGGCTACGGCCAGCGGTTCGTCAATGAGATGGACCCGCACCGCCGGGCTCTCGTCGCGGCTGACGCCTGCGAATGGCTCGCGGCCAAGACTTCGAGCCCGCTCGATGACCAACTCGTGCGGCACATCGGCGACGTGATGAAGACCAAGGAGGGCGAGGCGTTGCTTCGGTGGTGCCTTCTCCAAGTGGAGGGAGCGAAGTGAGCCTTGATGCTGCCATTCGTATCGTCGCCGCTCTGGCGGCAGTGGCTCTCGTCGCTGGCCCCGCGATTGCCGCCGTGGCTCGGAAAGCCCAAGCCCACTGGAAAGACCGTGCGGTGGCGGCCCCAGGTGAAACGGCCCCAAGCGTGACGGGCAAGGACTTGCACGTCGTGCTTGACCTGGCCACGAGGCTACGGGCGGCAGGCTGTGCCGAAGGCGTGGCCCTGTGCCAGCAGCTGCTCGACGTGATGCTCGGCAACGCACCCAAGGCGAAGAAATGAGCATTGGTACCCGACTTGCCATCGCGTTTGTACTCGGCTGCGTTGCGGCGTTTGGGATGCCGCAGCCCAGGCATGCCGCGCCGACGTTTGTGGTTGAGGACGTGAGCGACGAGATGAAGACGAAGGTGGCCGACGTTGCCCGTGCGTTGAAGGCGGCCAGCCCGGCCGAGCGGGCCATTTGGGCGAGCGTCTGGGAGAAGGCCGCTGTCGTCGTGGCGGGCGACGCAGTGACCACCGAGGTGATCTTCACCGACACGCGCTCGCTGCGTGGCTTCACCGTCCTGAGCCTCGACATCGCCTGGCGTCGGCTCGGCGGCGTTAAGCCGGGCCAGTATCCCGGCCTGCGTGAAGCCGTCGAGAAGGCGATGACGGGCGTCGTAGGCCTCGACGTGAAGCCGGTGGACGCTGACCTCCGGCGGGCCTACGGCGAAGCGTGCAGGGCGATTGCGTGGGCTGGCATCGGCAACGGAGGCTAGACCGTGGCCGACTTCATCCCCTTAATGGGATACCAGCCCGACCGGAAGGGCACCGACGACTTCCTGGCGACGCTCGCCCGGCCGACGCTCGCACAGGCTGGCCCCGATCTCGTGCTGGACGAACGCAAAGACGTGAACCTCGGGCACTACCTGCTCAAGGTGGCCCCCGATTGGAAGCGTGGGGCGCAGAAGATCGGCAGCTGCGTCGGCTGGGGCTGGGCCTTGTCATGCGACATCCTCGCGGCCTGCGACATCCTCCTGCGGAACGAGCGGGAAAGTTACGGCGGGCGTGTGCTCGAAGCCTCGGTTTACGCCTTTTCCCGCGTGGAAATTCGCGGCGGCCGCAACCTAGGGGGCGACGGTTCCTATGGCGGCGCGGCAGCGAAGGCCGTGACGAACTACGGCACCCTGCACTACGGCGTGAATTACGACGGCGTGGCGTTCACCGACAACTCGGGCCAGCGGGAAAAGGAGTGGGGCCGTGACGGCGTGCCGGATCGGTTCGAGCCGTTCGCAGCGAAGCACAAGGTGAGCAGCGTGGCCTTGGTGAAGACGTTCGAGGATGCCGCACGGGCGATCCAGAACGGCTACCCGGTGGCCGTGTGCTCCATGCGTGGCTTCTCCATGACGCTTCGTGACGGCTACCTCACGCCGATGGGCCAGTGGGCTCATTGCATGATGTTCGCGGGCGTGCGGTGGAGCCCGAAGCCTGCCCTGCTCTGCGTGAACTCATGGGCGGATTGTTACTCGGGCAGCGTAGACCCCAACCTGCCGCCGCAGTTCCAGCGGTCGGCCGGGTGGGTTGAGGCCGCCACCTGCACGTCGATGCTCTCGGGGGAAGACTCGTTCGCCCTGAGCGGCTACGCAGGCTTCCCGCCCCGCACGCTCCCCGACTGGACCGGAGGCGTCCTATGAAGACGGCGGCCCTTGTCTCGGGCGTGTTCATGCTGACGCTGCAAAGCTGCGGAGCCCCGGCCCCCGACCACCCCGACATCGTGGCGGATCTCGCCTGCGAGACAGCCCGCATGAGCGTCAAGCTCAGCCAAGAGATGGCACCGGCCCCGGCGTCGGACAAGTGCGACAACTGCGATGGCACCGGGAAAATCGGTGACGGCCGGATCGTGATGACGTGCCCCGTCTGCAAAGGCACCGGAAAGAAGGTGGCGAAGTGAGCCTCGAAGACCTCGACGCCGCCGTGTGGGCCAGCCTCTCCCCGAGGAAGCACCTCGCCGGGCGGCCCCTTGTCTCCCGCCTGGTGCGGCGCGTGGTCCGCAAGTGGCCCACGGTGGCAATCGCTCAGGCCCGGCCCGACTCCTACGGCGTGATGCTCGAACAAGTGTCAGCGAGCATCGAACGCAGCGAACGTCAGAATGTCCGCATGGGGATCATCCTCTCGCTCGTGCTGGGCGTGCTGATTCAAGAAATTGTCAAAGCGATCCTGGCGTGGTGGATGAAATCTGCCAGCAATCGGATCGCACTTGTAGGCTGGCAGACGGAGATGCGGCGATGACCGACGACGCAAAGAACACGCTGTTTTCAATTATCGAGCGGTGGGGATTTCCCACCTTGGTGGCCATCGCCTTCGGCTGGGTGCTGCGTCAGGACGTGCTGCTCCCGCTCGTGGCGGCACATCAAGAGTTCGTCCAGCAGCTGGGCGAGACGCAGCGCGAGATCGGCAGCGCGATCAAAGAGCAGACCCGCTTGCTGTATGCCCTACAACCAAAGTCAGCCGCGACAAGCCTGCCCGACACCGACCGGCACAACTGAGGCGATCCAATGCCCTCCTACGACCAAACACCCGGCACGCTGGGCCTCTCGTTCAAGAGGGGTGACGACTTCAGCGCACTCATCGACTTCAGCCCGATCACGATGACCGGCTACACCGTCACCGCTGGCATCACGTCGCTCGTCAGCGGTGCCGAGGTGCAGCCGCTCACCGTGTCGTTCGTCTCGGCCACGGCCGGGCAGGTGAACGTGAGCCTGACCGACACGCAGACCGCCGCCCTGGCTCGCGGCACCTACGGATGGCAGATGCGTTGGACGGAGAACAACGCCACGCGGACGGCGCTCACCGGATTCGTCGAGGTACTTTGATGCCGATCAACGCAAACGTATCCGGCGGGCAGCAGATCACGGCAAGCGTCGGCGAGACGCAGATCGACGCCACGGTAAGCGGTGGCTTTGGCCCGAGCGGTGCCACAGGCCCGCAGGGTCCGCAGGGCGAGCAAGGCCCGGCTGGTCCGCAGGGGCCGCAGGGTGCGGCGGGTCCCGCAGGGGCCACAGGGGCCACGGGTGCCGCTGGTGCAACTGGTGCCACCGGCCCGCAGGGAGCGAAGGGCGACACAGGCGACCAAGGCCCGGCAGGACCGACCGGCCCACAGGGACCGCAAGGAGTCGCAGGCCCGACCGGCGCGACGGGGGCCACTGGAGCGACCGGGGCTACCGGCGCGCAAGGGCCGAAGGGAGACACTGGCGACGTTGGACCGCAAGGCCCGCAAGGTGCCACGGGACCACAAGGCCCGAAGGGCGACCAGGGCGACACCGGACCACAAGGCCCGGCGGGCTCGACGGGATCTACTGGCCCCCAAGGTGCAAAGGGCGATACGGGCGACACCGGCCCGCAAGGACCAGCGGGGGCAACCGGTGCCACCGGCGCGACCGGGGCCGCTGGGGCGACGGGAGCCACTGGACCAAAGGGCGACACGGGCGATAGCGGCGTGGCTGCCGCGACGGCTCCCGTCACCTATGACGCTGGCACGAAGACCGTCGCCCTGTCCATCGGCACGGGGCTGACGACCTCGAGCGGCTCGCTCGCCCTGGCGGCCCACAAGAGCACCCACGCCACGGGCGGCTCGGACGCTCTCACGGCCAGCGACATCGGAGCCAGTGCCGTAGGTCATACGCATAGCGCAGCGGACCTCACGAGCGGCACCGTCGCTGCGGCCCGGCTCGGCACCGGCACGGCTGACGCGACCACTTACCTACGCGGCGACCAGACTTGGCAAGTCATTAGCACGACTCCCACCGTCGCCTCGCCTTCGCAGATTACCGCGAACCAGAACGACTACGCGGGCGCGACTGCGGACATCAACCGGCTCTCGTCGGACGCAGCGCGCGACATCACCGGGCTTTCCGCTGGAACCAGCGGTCAGACCGTCGTGCTGGTAAACGTCGGCAGTGCGACGATCACGCTCAAGCACCAAAACACAGGCAGCAGCGCCGCCAACCGGATTATCGTACCGTGGGCTGGCGATTACATTCTCGCGGCTGACGGAGCCGCCGTCCTTGTCTATGACGCCACGACGAGCCGCTGGAGAGTGATATGACGGTTTCGTATCAAGCGATGCGCGGGCTGGCGAATGTGCCTTGGTTCTTTGCGCTGGCGAATATGCGCCCGCTGACTGTTCCGAACGCGACGGCAACCGCGACGGCATCCGCGACCGCGCACACGAAGGGGGCATGGTCGCAACTGATAGCGTCCACCAGCGCAGAGGCGGGCCTGCTGATGGTTCGCGCTGAGAGCGTCTTTACCACTGCTACGGAAACGTCGATGCTGCTGGACATTGGCATCGGCGCATCTGGAAGCGAAACGCCGGTCATGGAAAACCTCGCCATCGGCGGGGCGGCCGCTTCCTCCGCCGCGTCAAACGGATTGCTCGCGCCGCTGCCAGTGCGAATCCCATCAGGCTCGCGAGTCTCCTGCCGGATTCAGGCGCTGATTCCATCGGACACATGCACGTTAACGGGCTCGCTATTTGCGGTAAACGCCCGGCAAATGCTGCCGACTGTTGTTGATGTCATCGGCGCAGACACGGCGACAAGTCGCGGAACAGCGTTCGCTGGGGCTTTAAATGCGTGGACGCAAATAACCTCGTCCACCTCGCAGCGCTACCGGGCGCTGTTCGCCGTTCCAAGCGTGATCGGAACGGACATAATTTCGTTTACTCGCGATCTGGAAATTGCGGTCGGCCCTGCTGGCGGCGAGGTAGAAGTCGGTCGCGTGTATGTCGATTACCGAAACAACGAGGCTGTTTTCCACGACTCTAGGTTTTTCTACGCGCCAATTGCCTGCGACATTCCCGCAGGCTCGCGGCTGTCTGTCCGAACGCCCGTTTCGGCTAATCCAGATCGCTACGGCGTGTGCCTCATAGGAATCCCCTGATGAACTGGCATATCGTCTATCACAGCGAGACCGGCGAGGCGTTTTCCATCGGCACCGTCCTGGCCGACCCGATGCCGCCTGAGTTCGTCGCCATCCCGCTCTCGGACGCCGACGCCGACGCGCTCAACAAGGGGCGTGGCTACTGGGACGCGGCAACCCGCTCGGTCGTGATGCGACCGGAAGCGGAGTGGCCGGTGCTGCCGGGCTAGTTGCCGTCTTCCCACAAGAGAGCGCAATTCGGGGCATTTCCAGATTGGACTCCGCGCGTAGGCTGCGGGCATGAGAGTCGCATACGCCGATCCGCCGTATATCGGGCAAGCGAAAAAGCACTACTCGCACGACCCGCGATGTGCCGAAGTCGATCACGCCGAGCTGATCGCCAAGCTCAACGGCTACGACGCCTGGGCTCTGTCGCTCTCGTCTCCTACGTTGCGGATCATTCTGCCGATGTGTCCCGAAGATGTTCGCGTCATGGCCTGGGTGAAGCCCTTCGCGTCGTTCAAGCCCAACGTGAACCCGGCCTATGCTTGGGAGCCTGTGATCGTTCGCGGTGGCCGGAAGCGTGGCCGCGACGAGCCGACCGCCCGCGATTGGGTGAGCTGCAACATCACGCTGAAGAAGGGGCTGTCGGGGGCCAAGCCGGAGGCTTTCTGCTTCTGGCTGTTCGACGTTCTCGGGATGCAGGCTGGAGACGAGTTCGATGACATTTTCCCAGGCACTGGCGGCGTCGGCCGGGCGTGGGCTGCATACCAGACGCAGCTCCCGTGCATGGGAGTCGCGTAGTGGACGGCACGGCCTGGATCAACGCGATGGACCGCCTGCCGCAGCACGGGCAGGAGGTCTGGTACTACGGGCCTTACCTTGGCGTCTGGCGGGGTCGCTACGAGTTCCACGCCGACGCCCTCGTCAGCCCTCACCTGTTCCTTTGCGGCGAGTCTCCGGGCGTTTGCGACCGCATGGACGCCCCTTGGTGGATGCCCGTCACAGACCAGCGGCCAGAGCCGCCGACCGAATTGCGCTCTTCACCTTAAGAGAGAGTCCAACCGTCAAGCGATCCTTGACAGTTGCGCTATCGCACCAGGAGACGGCCAAGGTAGTTACGAACAAGTACCGAGCATTTGTCGCCAAAACGTATCAAAAACGACACGTTTTCCGTATGAGTTCGGATACAATCGGGGCGATCCCGGCGGACAGCGACCGGACAGATAAACCGGTTTTGCGACCCCGCCGGGATCGTTCTTGATTCTGGAATATGGAACATGGCACACGCACTCCTGAAATTCGACCTGAGCGATCCCGACGACGCCCGCGAGCATCGGTGCGCTTTGGCGGGGCGCGAGGCGTTGATAGCGCTGGAGTTGATCGACAACCGCTGCCGCTCCGCGCTGAAGCACGGCGAGCCGAGCGAGGAGACGACGACGATTCTGGAAGAAGTCCGCAGCACAATACCTTACGAATTGTTGAATCTGTTGCACTGACGCTCTTGAGCGAAGGGAGCGAACTGCCGAGCAATCTTCGGTAGTTGCGCTATAGCGGCGACATAAGGCTGCAAGCCAACTGGACGCTAGGCATAGGCTGAACGCATGCCAGCACGCATACCAAGCCACAGGCCGCCCAGGCTGAGAACACAGCCAAGGCGTGACGACTCAGCCAGGCCCAACGCAGCTGCTCGAGGCTACTGCTCGAAGGCCCACAAGGCTTGGCGTCAGGCCGTGCTGAACAAGTGCAACTGGCAATGCGTGGACTGCGGGCGCGTGGCCCACGGTCGAAGCATGCACGCCGATCACGTCGTGCCTATCAGCCAGGGTGGCGAACGGTACGACGTGGGAAATGGCGAGGCCAGATGCTTGTCGTGCCACAGTAGGAAGACACGGCGAGAGACGATCCAGAAGCATTTGACATAAAGCGCATGCTGCACGGCACAAGGAGGTTTATCTCATGTGCCGAAATGTTGTGTGCCTAGATTGCAAGAAGCAGTTTGCGTCGCAAGCCAAGAGAGGCCCGATTCCAAAGCGTTGCGAAGCATGCCGCCGAGCGGTAGACACACTGCGATCCAAGACAAACAATCGCAAAAAAGCGAACGCTGGGCACCTTCGCGTGTGCGTTCATTGCAACAAGCAATGGCTCGCAAGGCACCCTAAATCGAAGTTTTGCAGCCGCAGCTGCCAACACCTTGCGAGCGGCGGCAGGGTGATTGTGACGTGCGAGCAATGCCACCAGCCATTCAACACAACGCTCAAGCGCAGGAAGGAAGGGCATAGATTCTGCGGCAAAGCCTGCATGCGGCAAGCACGCCAGCCGGGTCTCAGGAGTTGCGTTGAGTGCGGCAAGCACTTTCGCAGATCACCAAAGGGGGCAAACGGAAAGAACGACAAGGCTCTGTTCTGCTCAAAGCCGTGCTATTTCGCCGCAAGAAACGCTGGGCGAGTTTCTTGGGACAGGACAAGTCAGCTAAAGGCCACATGGCACAAGCTCGGCCCATACTCGTCTGCCCCGTCAGTCATGGCTTTAAGGCACATCGCCAAGTGCTGGAAGCATGTCTTCAAGTGCCACAATCTCCTGACCAAGATGGCGGCCTTGTCGGCATCACAGCGAAAGTGCGAGGTGTGCGGCAACGCGTGCAAAAACCGCAGTTCACGGTTTTGCTCATATGCTTGCAAGAATAAATGGCGAGGCGAAAGGAGGTGCAAGTGCGGGCAAGTTGTTCTTGGCGCCACCGCGTGCAGCAGGCCTTACTGCGATGCGTGCAAGCGTGAAGCAAGGAGACGGCAAAAGCGTATGTATGGCGACTACCGGAAAAGGTGTCGCACCTACGGCGGCCACTTCAATGCGTCGGTGCATCCAAAGGCCGTGTTTGCCCGCGACGATTGGCGATGCCACATATGCGGCACAAAGACCAGCAAGGCATTTAGCGTTGATGATCCCCTGTCTGCAACCGTTGACCATCACCCTGTACCATTGAGCAAAGGCGGCGACCACGACTGGCACAACGTGCGATGCGCCTGCTTTAAGTGCAACACGCTTAAGGGCAACAAATGGGATCGGCAAAGACGTCTCGCCTTGCCTGGGTGACGCACCCCACCCGAGGGTGGGTCTAGCCTCTGGGCTATTTAATGAGCAATACCGTCCGTCTGAGCCAAACGCACTCGTGGCCGAAATTGGAACTTTGGTGAGGTGCCCCAATGGGTAAGGGCCGTAAACCGACGCCTAAACAGATTCTTAGCCTGCGTGGCAGCCGCCTTAGAGGGCCGCACGCGACCGGCATCGACGCGCCGCCTGGCGTCCCGCCCGCCCCGGCCTGGCTGTCGGACATTGCCCGCGCCGAGTGGGAGCGGATCGTGCCGATGCTCGAAGCGTCGAAGGTGATGAGCCCGCGTCACCAGCAGACACTCGCGGCGTATTGCGATTCGTTCGCGGACATGGTGCAGGCCGACATCGAGCTCAAGGCGAACGGCACCACGTTGATGGACGACAAGGGTAGGGTATCGAATCATCCGGCGTGGAATCGGAAGCGTGACGCACGGAATCAAATGCTGAAGTTTGCGGCTGAGTTTGGCCTGACTGCTTCGGCGTTGGCGAGGGTGTCTGCCGTTGACCAAGGCCCGCAAGAAGACGACGAAGACGCCCGCATGTTCGCCTAGCACGCTTGCTGCTCAGGATGCGGTGCGGTTCTTTGAGAAGCACCTGACTCACAGCAAGGGCGAGCTCGGCGGCAAAGCGTTCCTGCTTGAGCCGTGGCAGAAGGACTACATCGGCAAGCTGTTCGGCACGATGAACGGCAACGTGCGGCAGTACCGCACAAGCCTGCTGGCGATCCCCCGCAAGAACGGTAAGAGCACCCTGTGCGCCGGGATCGCCCTGAAGTTGATGTTCGACGGCGAGCCGGGGGCCGAGATCTATTCGTGCGCCGCTGATCGCGACCAGGCCCGGCTCGTCTTCGAGATGGCGAAGGTGTGCGTGGAGAACTCGCCCAATCTGCGGAGCCGCCTGCGGGTGTTTCGCAATTCGATCGTGCGGGAAGACACGCATTCAACGTACAAGGCACTTTCGGCCGAGGCGTTCACGAAGCACGGCCTGAATGCCCACGGGATTATCTTCGACGAGCTCCACGCGCAGCCCGACCGGGAACTGTGGGACGTGATGACCACGAGCACCGGAGCCCGGCGGCAGCCGTTGTGTGTGGCGATCACCACGGCGGGCTTCGACCGCAAGAGCATCTGCTGGGAAATCTGGCGTTACGCCCTGGCCGTGCGAGACGGGGCAATCAAAGACGAGACCTTCCTGCCTGCGATCTATGCCGCCGATCCCGAAGACGATTGGACCAAGGAAGAGACCTGGCGGAAGGCGAACCCGAACCTTGGCGTGAGCGTGAAACTCGACGACCTGCGGGTGCGGTGCAAGCGTGCCCAGGATATGCCGAGCGAAGAGAACACATTCCGGCGGCTGCACCTGAACCAGTGGACCGAGCAGGATACGCGCTGGCTGCGAATGGAGCACTGGGCACAGGGCAACAAACCCTGCCCGGTGAGGCTCGACGGCCGTGAGTGCTTCGCGGGCCTCGATCTCGCCAGCACGTTCGACACCACCTGCTTCTGCCTGCTGTTCCAGTTGGACGACGGCACGTTCTGGGTGGAGCCGCACTTTTGGATTCCCGAGGACAACATGCGGGAGCGGGTGAAGCGGGACCGCGTGCCCTACGACCAGTGGGCGAAGGAGGGGAAACTGCACCTGACGCACGGCAACGTCACCGACTTCGATCAGGTGCGGGCCGACATCATGGCCCTGACCAAGAAATACAACGTCCGGCAGGTGGCGATTGACCGCTGGAACGCGACCCAGTTGGCGACGCAACTGCAAGGCGATGGCGTGAATGTCTTAGGTTTTGGGCAGGGCTACGGCTCGATGAGTTCGCCCGCCAAGCAGCTTGAGGCGCTGGTGGTGGGCGGCAAGTTGCACCACGGCGGGCATCCCGTCTTGGCGTGGCAGGCGTCGAACGTGGCGATTCAGCAGGACCACGCCGGAAACATCAAGCCCAGCAAGGCGAAATCCAACGAACGCATCGACGGCATCGTGGCGCTGACGATGGCCCTCGGCATTCACGCGACGGCCACGGCCCCGCCACCCGAACAATCCTGGGACATCATCTCGTTATGAGCGAAAACGCCGCCGACTTCAGGATGTTCGACCTGCGTGGCATCGACTGGCCCGAGGTTTCGCCGTCTCGCACGCCTTCGGGCATCCGCGTCAACGCCGACAACTCGATGGCGTGCTCGGCCTACACGGCCTGCATCCGCGTGATCTCGGATGCCGTCTCCGCGTTGCCGCTCCATGTGTACGAGCGGATGGCGAACGGCGGCAAGGCGAAGGCCACGGCCCACCCCGTGTATCGGCTCCTGCACCAGCAGCCGAACCCGTGGCAGACGGCGCAGGAGTTCCGCGATTGGATGACGGGCATGTACCTGCACTACGGGGCCAGCTACGCCGAGATCCGCCCCGGTGCTCGAGGTGCCGTCTCGGAGTTGTGGCCGCTGCACTCGTCTCGGATGGAGTGCGAGCGGCTATCTGACGGCACGCTGCGGTATCGCTACCGTGAGCCGAACGGCCGCGAGACGATCTACAGCCAGGAGCAGATCTTCGCCCTGCGGTTCACCACGGAAGACGGGATCAAGCCGATCCCGACGTACAAACTCTTTTCCAATGTCATCGGCCTAGCCCAGGCGCTGGAGACTCACGCGGCCACCTACTTCGGCAACAACGCCAGGCCGGGCGTGGTCCTTGAGTCGGATAACCCGATTCCGGCGGAAGCGGCCGAGCGACTCCGCGAACAGTGGGAGCGACTCCATCGTGGGCCGGATCGTGCCTACCGCACGGCGGTCCTGCCCAACGGCGTGAAGGCCCACGAGTTGAGCGGCTCAAACGAGGCGGCCCAGTTCCTTGAGAGCCGGGCCTTTGCTGTGGTTGAGTGCTGCCGCATCTTCCATGTGCCGCCCCATTTGATTCAGCAGCTGGACCGCTCGACCTACTCGAACATCGAGGTGCAAGGCACGGAGTTCGTCCAGCATTGCCTGCTGCCGCACCTGAAGAGATGGGAAGCCGCTATTAGTCGCGACCTCATCGTCGAGGATGATCGGTTCTTCGCGGAACACTCAGTGAGCGGCCTTCTGCGTGGCGACCACGCGAGCCGGTCGGCCTACTACGTCAGCGCCTTGCAAAACGGGTGGATGACGATCAACGAAATTCGGGAACTGGAAAACCTGAATCCCATCGGGCCGGATGGCGACCGCCACTTCGTTCAGTTGAACATGACCACGCTCGACAAGGTTGGCCAGGAGCAACCGGCACCGGAGCCGACGCCAGCGCCGCCCGTCGAGGATGAGGAAAGCCCGGCCGACGACGCCGAGG